TGAAACAGGTAAACTTGACGACATCGCTAGTGGCGATATTATTGATCTGGAGGGTTTTACATTTGATCCTAAAAAGGGTGATGTCTTTAGATATAACGAAGGTGGGTTAGCTGCCTAACTAAAAAGGGGTAATACTATGGAAGAGCAAATGAATTTTGCGTTTATGCAACAAGGTGGTGTCCTAAAGGATGATGGCATGAACAGAGATCCTGTTAGTGGTAATGAAGTGCCTTCTGGTAGTATGGCTAAAGAGGTTAGAGATGATATAGATGCTAAACTTAGTGAGGGTGAATATGTTGTACCTGCTGATGTTGTTCGCTTTCATGGTGTACAGAAGTTTGAAGAACTGCGTAATCAAGCAAAGCAGGGCTTTGGTAGAATGGAAAAGGACGGTAGAATAGGTGGTCAACCTGTAGATGATGACTTTCCTATTCCTATGGATCAGTTACAAACATTTGATGAAGGTGGTGATACTAGCACATACGAACAAACTTTTGGTCAACCTTTTACTATGGGACAACGCTATGGCAGTATGGGTGCTCCACAGAATAGAGGATACGAACTCATCACTTACACAAGTCCTGATGGCAAACGAACCATAGTTATACCACACTTCAACGGTAAACCCATGAGTGCTGTGCCTACAGGTTTTACTGAGCAAGGTGGAGCAGGTGCTACGGCAGGTGGTAGTGGTGTTGGCATGACAGATGATGAGGATAGAATTGATGACATGGAGGCACAACGTCTAAGAAATATAGATCAGCCTGTTACAATAGATCCTTTGATGCAAGCACAGTTAGATAAAGACAGACAGTTAACACAACCAAAAGCTGTTGAAAGCTTTACAGGAAAAGATTTTGCTGACTATTATAATCAAACACAAGGTTTTGGCATAGATGATATAGCTAGAAATGTTCCTCTTCTTGGAGGTCTAATGTCTATGCAAGATGATAATATAAGAAAGGCAGCATTAAAAGGTTTACAGGATGGGACATTAAAGATAGGCAGTGAAGATGAATTTAACGCTATAAAAAGTCTTGTGACCACTGCTCCTCAACAAAGTTTTCTCTCTAAGTTATTTGGTGCTAGAGAAGATTTTACAGCACCTACAGGGCTACCAGAAACTTTTGCAGACTACAATAAAGGTAAACCTATAGGAGCAGATTTAGGTCCAGATAAATTTGTTATGGATTATGGCTTTGTGCCTACAACAGCAAACACTAAAGCTGAGTTAGATGATCTACCTGCTAATACAATCTTGTCTCCTGATAATGCTACAAACATAATAAGAGACATGGGTAAAAACATGCCGTTCAAAGGCACTATGTCTGAGAACATATCAAAAGCCATGCTTGGTATAAGAGAAAAAGAAAAAGTAGATCCTATAACAAAAGAAAAGAAAACTGTGGCTGTTGTAAATTCTCCAGAGGGAGAAAAAGAGTTAGATGCTAAAACAATGAGAGGTTTTGTTAATAATGCAGAAACAATACAGCAAAGTGTTTTAGATCTTACTGCAGGAAAAAGAGCAGATGGATCACCTGATACTAGCAGACCCATTGGATCTGGACCTCCAAGTGTAGAAGAGATATTTAATGAATTACATGGTTTTGATAAAGGAGGTCTTGCCTCCAAACCTAAGCCAAAACCAAAACGTAAGCGTACCACCAAGAAAGGACTTGGTGTTAAAACGAAGGCGACCTGATGAAAATCAGCCCCAACAATAGGAGTAATTATTATGCCAGAGTTAGAGAACGTAGAAAAAGTAAAAGTAGCAGGATTCGTTGATCCTCGCCCACGCAAAAACAAAAACGCAGAGCGTATCAAAAAAGATGAGGAGGAACTGCAAGAGCTTCTCAAAGCCAAAGAGCAAGGAGATAATCCTGCTGAGGAGGTCAAAGAAGCATCTGCTCCTGAAAAGGGAGAGGAAGCAACAAAAGAGGATGCGAATCTTTCAAAGGAAGAGCTTTCTTTTAAGAAAAGATACGGTGATCTACGGAGACACATGGCAAGCAAAGATAAGGAGACTGAGGAAAGAATCAAAGCTCTTGAAGATCAGTTGTCAAAAGCTACTCGAAATGAATTGGTTCTACCCAAATCTGACGATGAAATAGCAGCATGGACTAAAAAGTATCCTGATGTAGCAGGTATAGTTGAAACCATAGCTGATAAAAAAGCTCGTGAGAGATCTACTGATCTTGATAAGCGTATGCAGGATATAGAAAAGATGCGAGTGGATGCTGTCAAAGAGAAAGCTGAAGCTGAGTTACTTAAACTACATCCTGACTTTATGGATATTCGTGAGGACGATAAGTTTCACGATTGGGCAGATGAACAACCTAAGTGGGTTCAAGATGCCCTATATGAGAACGTAGACGATGCTAAGTCTGTTGCTAGAGTTATTGACCTGTATAAAATTGACGCAGGTATAAAAACTAAAAAGACAGACAGTAAGTCTGCTGCTTCTGCTGTAGGAACAAGATCTAAGACTGCTCCTCCATCTGACGACTCTAATAATAACTGGAGAGAATCTCAAATAGAGAAGATGTCAGATAAAGAGTATGCTAAGAACCAAGAGTCTATAATGGAAGCAATGCGTACAGGTAAATTTGTATATGATTTATCTGGAGCAGCAAGATAAAAAAGTGTTGACAAGGCATTTTTTCTATATATAACTAACACGTACAAACAAAGATTGTCTGACTACCTACGACAAGTATAGACCCAATCTGTTTGAAATCATGTAATCAAACAATATTGCAACTCTAAAAAAGCGTAGCCTCTATAATCATAAGTTTGTTATATTAACGTCATAACAACTTTTATAGGAGGATTTATTATGGCATTTCAAACAACGTCAGGTTATGGCAATTTACCTAACGGTAATTTTTCGCCAATAATCTACTCGAAACAAGTACAGCTTGCGTTTCGTAAATCGACTGTTGTGGGTGACATTACAAATTCTGACTACTTTGGTGAAATCGCAAACCAAGGTGATACAGTCAGGATTATTAAAGAGCCTGAAATATCAGTCAAACAGTACGCACGAGGTACACAAGTTACTGCACAAGATTTGGATGACGAGGACTTCCAACTTGTCGTTGATAAAGCTAACTACTATGCTTTTAAAATGGACGACATTGAGGAAGCTCACAGTCATGTAAATTTTATGCAACTCGCAACTGACAGAGCTGCGTACAGACTTGCTGATCAGTATGACCAAGAAGTTCTTGGCTACATGTCTGGTTACGCACAGTCTGCTATTCACTCTGTTGCTGACGGTGTAAACAGCACAGTCAACGGCACAAAAGCAGTAAGCACTGCAGGATCTGATGAACTTCTTACTTCAATGAAGTTAAGGAAGGACTCCTTTGCTAGTATTACTACTTCATCAGCAGGTGATCACGCAATCCCTGTCCAAAACCTAGCTTCAGGTGCAACATCTGTTTCAACAGCATCAATTACACCTATGGTTCTTATCAACAGAATGGCTAGACTGTTGAATCAACAGCAAGTTGATACACAGGACAGATGGTTGGTTGTTGACCCAATCTTCATGGAACTTCTTGGTGACGAGAACTCCAAGTTGGTAAACGCTGACTTCAACGCAGCCGAACTAAAAAATGGACTTGCCCTAACTAGCATTGCAGGATTTAGACTATACGTGTCTAGCAACCTACCTGCTGTTGGAACAGGTGCAGGAACATCAGGAACTGCAAACCAAAACTCTAACTATGGAGTACTAGTTGCAGGTCATGGTTCTGCCGTTGCGACTGCTGAACAACTCAGCAAAACCGAAACATATCGTGATCCTGACAGCTTTGCTGACATTGTTCGTGGTATGCACTTATATGGTAGAAAGATCCTCCGACCAGAGGCTATCGTTACTGCCAAATATAACGCAGGTTAAGGGGGGACACTAACATGGCAACTTTTGACTTAACAGCAAAATCAACCACTGGTGTTGGTGCTAACTCTATCGCAGCCCTACCTTCAAACGTAGGTACACATATGGTGAAAACCATACAGGAGTACTTGGATATTGACGCTCTTATAGCAGCAGGTAACACTATTGCTGACGGAGATGTTTTCCAAATGCTTGAAATACCTGCAGGAACATTAGTTCTAAACGCAGGTGCTGAGGTTATGTCAGCATTTACTGGAAGTTGTACCTTGGATATGGATTCT